GATTGCCACGGCAGGCGCGGGCGGTTTCATCCTGGGCGTGTTCCAGGGCATCACCAACAACGCCGGGCAGAAGACGATCACGCTCCTGCAAAACCAGACGCCGTACTTGGCGGCCGGGCAGGCGGCGTATATCGACGTGTGCGACGATCCGTTCCTCCTCTATGCGATCCAGGAGGATTCGGTGGGCGGCGCGATCACGTCGGACGCCTCGGCCGGCGCCAACGGCAACCTGATCGCGGGCAGCGGGAACACGATCTATTCCCAGTCCGGCTGGCTGCTGGACAGCAGCACGGTTGCGTCGGGCGGCAGCGACGGCACCAAGCAGGTGCGCCTGATCCAGCTTCTCCAGGAAACCGACAACGCCATAGGCAACTTCGCCAAGTGGCTGGTGAAGCTCAACCAGGGCATTTCGTACTTCACCGCTGCGGCCTCGATCACCTAGGCGCCAGGAGAAAGTTCAATGGCAACGATCACCACTGGCGCACATCCAAAGGCTCTGTGGCCCGGCATCAAGGCTTGGTGGGGGCGCTCCTATACGGAGCATCGTCCCGAGTATCCCGACCTGTTCGACAAGCAGACTTCCGACAAGGCGTACGAAGAGGAAGTCGAAATCACCGGGTTCGGGCTGGCTCCGGTCAAGCCGCAGGGCACCCAGATTTTCTACGATATCGAGGCGCAGGGTGCCGTCTCGCGCTTCACGCACGTGGCCTATGCGCTCGGCTACATCGTGACGTACGAGGAGTTGCGCGACGATCTCTATGAGACCGTCTCGAAGCGGCGCGCCTCACAGCTTGCGTTCTCCATGCGCCAGACCAAGGAGAACGTGCTCGCTGGCGTCTACAATCTCGCCTTCTCCGGCTCCGCGCTGGGCGGCGACGGCGTCTCGCTGATCTCGAATGCGCACCCGACGCTGTCGGGTAACCAGTCCAACCTCGGTGTGGCCGCGGATATTTCCGAGACCGCCGTGGAAGACCTGGTCATCCAGATCATGCAGATGCAGAACAACCGCGGCATGCGGATCAGCGGCATGCCTATGTCGTTGATTGTGTCGCCGCAGCAGTGGTTCGAAGCAAATCGTATCTACAATTCGGTGTTGCAGAACGACACGGCGAACAACGCGATCAACGTGCTGCGGGCCACCGGCGCGTTCCCCAAGGGGATCGTGGTCAATCACTACCTGACCAGCGCGACGGCGTACTTCATCCGCACCGACGTGCCGAACAGCCTCACGTATTTCGAGCGTGATCCGATCAGCTTCGACCAAGACAACGACTTCGACACCAAGAACGCCAAGGCCGCCTGCTATGAGCGGTACAGTGGGTTCTGGGCGGACTGGCGCGGTCTCTACGGCAACCAGGGGGTCTAACCCATGGCGGGGCTGACGAAGTTTCCCAACGGCGTCGATGCCGGGGTCGAGTTGGATGCCGTCCTGGTCAATGCCGGGACGGTCGAGGCAGACGTGCTGTCGATCAATGGCACCGTGGTGGCGGGCGCGATCGTGGTGCAGAACGCCACGCTTACGCCCGCACAGGTCGCTGCCAGCACGTCGGCGGAGCAGACTTTCGCCATCGCCAACCTGGGCACCGCGGACACCATCCTGTCCGTCACCAAGCCAACCGTGCAGGCTGGCATCGGCGTGGTCGGCGCGCGCGTCGCCTCGGCGGGGACGGTCGGCCTGAACTTCATGAATTCGTCCACGGTGGCTGTCACGCCGACTGCGGCTCAGGTCTACAAGCTCGCGATCCTGAAGGGATAAGCCCGGCGTGGCTTCCGTCGTCACCTCGCAGTTTCTGGAAAACGGCCCGCGCCGCGTGGTGGCCAAGTTCACGCTGTTCGGCGACACGGACGAAACCGCGGTCACCAAGGTCGATGCCACGTCGTCCGGCAATCTTGGCGTCTCGGTGCAGGGCCAGACCTTCTATCCGCAGACGCACCTCAAAATCGTCGATCTCGTCTATGACGTTCACAACCTGATCCTGCGTATCCAGTGGGATGCGACGGTGGACGTGGATGCCTTCGTGGCGTCCGGTGCGGGTGCCGGACCCTTCTGGTTCCTGGATGATCGGGCTGGGTTCCAGGGCCTCGTCAACCCGATGACCACGGGCGCCACCGGCAGCATCAATTTCACCACGGTGGGCGCCGGCGCTGGCACCGAAATGTCGAGCTACACGGTGATCCTCTACATGACCAAGGGCATCCCGCAGAACTGAAGGGAGGCGCCATGGCAGACGATCGCCACTACGTCGGCGGTGACTACTACCAGCTCGATGATATCTCGGGTTTCAAAATCCGGGCGAAGCGCTCGCGCCGCATCCCTGGCGGGCAGACCGGCAACGCGATCGTGGCACCGGAGCGCTGGGAGCCACAGCAGCCGCAGGACTTCGTGCGTGGCATCCCGGATGACCAGTCGGTCCCGGTGCCTCGGCCGCGCCAGCCGAACCGCTTCACGGTGCTCGGGACGGAGGTGGCTGCCCCTTCGGCCCGCGGCGATACGGTCATCACGGTGGCCAATGCCGGCGGCTTCGTGGTGGCGCAGCGCATTCAGATCATGCTGGACAGCGGGGTGAATTTCGTTACGTCCATCTCTGCCATCGTGGGCAATGACATCACGCTGCCGCAGCCGCTGCCATATTCGGTCGGCACGCTTTACGGCGATCCGATCGAGAACATGGTGCTGGCGCTCTCGCCCGGTGCTGACCAGATTTTCATCCTGAATCAGCCCGGTTCGGACATTCTCAATTTCAACGTGCTGGGCTGAGACATGCCGGACGATGGTCCTTTCCAGCCCAACACGACGCTCACTGCTGAGGCGCTGAACGCAGCCTTCGGCGCGATCACCATTCCAGACAGCGCCGACCTGCTCGGCTCGGACTCGGATGGCACGATCGTCGCGCGCGTGGCCGGTGCCGGCCTGGACCTGAACGCTGGCACGGTCACTGCGGACTGGCAGGCGGGACCGGTCACTGATCTCGGGGGCGGCCTGACGCTGGTTTCGGGCACCGTCTCGGCCAACTGGCAAGCGAACAAGATCGCCACGGTCGGGACCGGCCTGGGCGTCACTGGCAGCGTCCTGTCGGCGGACTGGCGCGGCGGCACGGTGGCCGCCATCGGCACCGGCCTGACGCTTACCAGCGGCACCCTGACGGCCGGCGGCTCCGGGGGCACTGTCACCAAGGTCTCCACGGCGTCCGGCATCACAGGCGGCCCGATCACCAACGCCGGCACGATCAGCCTGGATACCCGCGGCGCTTCGACCCTGATGGGCAATCCCGGCACGGTGGCGGCCATCCCGTCCGACATAACGATCGGATCGGGCCTGTCGCTGTCCACCGCTGGCACGCTGACAGCCTCTGGCTCCGGCGGCACTGTGACGGAGGTCGATACCGGGACGGGCCTCACGGGCGGCCCTATCACGGGCACGGGCACCATCCTGCTGGACAACCGGGGCACGCTCACGCTGATGGGCAACCCGGGGACGACTGCTGCGGCTCCGTCCGATATCCCGCTGAGCGCCGGCATCTCGCTCGTTACGGGCACGCTGACGCCGAACTGGCGCGTCACTGGCTCGGTGACCGCGATCAATGCCAACGCATTCTTGGTCAGCAGCGGCACGCTCGGGTTCAAGCAGGGGCCGACGATCCAGGTCACACAGACCGGCACGACCGTCACAGGGACGGCGCCTGCCACGGTCCTCTCAACCAGCAGCGGTGGCACCGCGACATTCTCGCCTAACCTGAATTTCCAGACGCCGGGCGGCTCGGCGATGATGATCTACGGGCTGGACACCTTCCCGGTGTACAACCAGGTCATCTCGCACCGGGCTGCTGCGTACCACGCGGCTGTGCGGCAGAGCGCCACCACGCAAAGCGGCTCGCTCCCGACCGCAAGCGGCGATGTGCTCGGCGGCCTCGCGATGGGCGGCTTCAACACGGTAGTTTCGCCCTATCACGTCCAGCTTTCGGCCTTCGTGCAAGCGGTCGCGATCGAGAACTGGACCAGCTTGGTAGCGGGCACGCGTCTCGATTTGCTGGTCACGCCGGCGGGCGGCCTGACTCAGATCACGGCGGTGTCGCTGCTGGACAGCGGTCGGGTGCTGATCAACACGGCCAGCGACGACGGGACCAGCTTCCTACAGGTCAACGGCCGGGCGCTGATGGGCACGCTGGCGGTCGGCGCCAGCACGCCGTTCTCCGCTATCGGCACGAACCTGTCGGTCACCTCTGGCACGCTGAACGCGACGGGCGGCATCGGGACCATCGTCGCGGGCACCGGCCTCTCCGGCGGCACGATCACCACCTCGGGCACTGTGGCGCTGGCGACGCGCACGGCCAGCACGATCATGGGCAACCCGGGCACTGCGGCTGCCACGCCGACCGATGTGGCGATCGGTTCCGGGCTGACACTGACCACGGGCGGCACGCTGTCGGCGACCGGTGCCAATCTGGTTGCTGGCACGGGCATCAGCATCAACACCGGCACGATCGCGGCGAAGCAGCCAATCCGGACGACGATTTGGAACAACGCGCTTGGCAGCACCAATTCGATCGCGACCGCTTGGCGCGGCGGCGTCTTCACTGCCGTGGATACGGTCGCGATTACTGAGGTCTTCGTGCCGCTGTCCAACATGGCGTCGGCTGGCACCTATCAAGCTGCGATCAGCGAGTTCAATGGCAGCAATGGCGGGACGGTCTCTGTCGCGCATCTCTCGGCAATCATCACGGGCGTGTCGCAGGGCGCGCAGTACATGCCGGGCTTTTCGTTCAGTCCACCGGTCACCATGCAGCCGGGGACTATCTATGCGGTCATGGTCGGCCGCACTGACCAAACCGGCACTTTCGCGATCAACGTGCCGAACGTGAACGGCGTCATCCTGACGGAGAGCCTCTCCAACGGTAACACGCTTGTCAGCGCAGCCTCCGCTACGATCGCCGTGGGTACAACCCTTGCCACGACCGGGGGCAACTCAACCCAACTCGGTCTGAGTGGCTGGCGATAGGAGGCTGCAATGATCTACGGAACCGGTCAGGGTCTCGCGACTGGCGTCTCCGACTTCACGGTCACTGCCGGCAGGGTGAGCCTGCCTCGGGTGGCTCCTCGCAACATGTACACGCTGACGTTCGCCGACGATGACCTGAGCGCCGCATTGCCAAATCCGTATGAGTGGTGCGGCCCTACCGTCTATCAGGGCGACGAAGTGCTCCTCTGGATACTCGGCGAGCACGAGGGCGATATCTATCCCAGCGACGGCAGCGGCAACGGTCCATCGGTGAGAATCAGTGGCGTGGGCTTGCCGGGTGTGGCGAGCGCCGGCGATCCGCTGCACGTCGTGCCCGGGCAGACCATCCTGTTCGTGTATATGGGCTACCTTCAGGACGCGGCGGTCTGGTTCAGCATCGTCTCGGCATAGCGGATCGAAATGGCCAGCAGCGGCGTCTATGAGTTCAACCCGAATACGTTCCAGATTATCTGCGGCGCGCTGCGCATTTGCGGCGCGATCGAAAGCGGTGAAACCCCGCCGGCGGATGAGTATGCTGACGCGCTGCTGGCTCTCAACGCACTGGTGAAGGCGTGGCAGGTCAACGGCCTGCACGTGTGGACGCAAGAGACGATCGAGGTCGCGCTGGTGGCCACGCAAGTGCAGTACGTGATCGGCATCGGCTCCGGTGGCACCGAGGTGGTGCGTCCGCTGCGGATGTCCGAGGCAAAGCTGGTCTCGAACCTGACGGGCGAGCAGACGCCGCTCGTGCCGATGTCGCGACTGGACTTCGCCAATGTGCCGAACACCGCGACGCCAGGGCCGCCGCGCAATTTCTTCTACGATCCGCAAATTCCGTTCGGCTCGCTCTATGTCTATCCGGCGCCGGTCGATACCTCACAGGTGCTCCGCGCGACCGTGCAGCGACCGTTGCAGGACTTCGTAAGCCAAGGCGATACGGCTGACCTGCCGATCGAGTGGTCGAGCGCGCTTCGCTTCGCGCTGGCGGTCGAGATGGCGCCCGAATACGGCCTGACCAAAGATCGCTTCGAGACGATCAAGACGCTCGCCGACGATAAGCTGAAGATCGTTCAGGAATGGGATGTCGAGGCGCAGGGCACCACGACGTATCCGTTCCCGCAGCCGGTGTTCCAGATCATCGCCCGCGCGCTGCGGCTGTGCGGCGGTGTCTCCGGGCAGGAAATCCCGAAATACGGGCAGGTGCTCAACGCCTTCTATGCGCTGAACCAAATGGTGCAGGCGTGGCAGGCGATGCAGATACACGTGTGGGCGCAGCAGGAAGCGATGCTGTTCCTGCAACCCAATCAGATCGAGTACCAGCTTGGCGCCACGTCGCCCGATCACGCGACGCTCTCCAGCGATTGGGTGCTCACGCTCCTCGCCTCGAACGCCGCCCAAGGCGATACGTCGATCACGGTGCAGTCGATTGTCGGCTTCGACGATGGCGATCAGATCGGGGTGTGGCTGACGGGTGGCACCACGTTCTGGACCACGGTGTCAGGCACGCCGACCGGCAGCACGATCACGCTGGCGGCTGCCCTGACCGGGCCGGCCGCAGCGCTCGGGCAGGTGGTCGGCTACACCACGGCGCTGAACCGCCCGCTGCGGGTGCCGGCGACGCGTAGCTACCTGTTCGCGCCTCCCGGTGGCCAGCCGATCAAGACGCCGATGCAGGTCTATTCGCGGCTCGATTACAACGCGCTGCCCAACCCCACCACGCCCGGCGTGACCACGGCCTTCTATTTCGATCCGCGCTCCGGGCAGACGCCCTACCTGACCGCGATCATGCACGTGTGGCCCGCACCGTCGAACAACAGCCGTGCGGTCGAGTTCACCTTGCAGCGCCCGCTGAACACGTTCGAAACCCTCGATTCAGTGCAGGACTTCCCGGCCGAATGGACGCAGGCGCTGGTGTGGAACCTCGCAGTCGAGATGTGGCCCGAGTACGTGGACAAGCGGGCGCAGATGCCCAAGGCGGACTGGGACATAAGCGCCCTGGCCGCGGGTGCGGCAGAGCGGCTGATGCTGGCCCAGAACTGGGATCGTGAGCCTCAGTCAATCTACATCGGGCTGTCGAATTACCCTTCGGCCCGCGACTGAGCGCCGCGACGCGACCGGTGGTTCACAACGTCACTTGCCCAACCGGTGCTGGTTCCAAAGCGTTCAGCGATCTCGCGTATCAGCGCGCCCTGGCGGCGCATCTCTCGGGCCTTGGCAACATCCGCATCGCTGTGGCGCACGTGTGGGTGTTCATCGCCGTGGCGGGGCTGGAAACCCAGCACTTGAAGCGCATGCTGGGCATTCCCGGATCGCGTGATCCATTCCAGATTGCCCACTCGATTGTTCTTCTTATTGCCGTCTCGGTGGTTGCTGACGCGCCCGGGCGGCCGTGGGCCGCGGAATGCTTCAAGAACCAACCGGTGCACATCGACGGTGCGCTTGATTCCTGCTGTGTCTCGGAGGTCCAGGTGCAGGTAGTGTCTGCCGGCCGGCCTCATGATCTTGGCCGGGAGGTGGCGCTTGGTTCCCTCGCGTGCGGCCCGGCGCACCCGGCCGAGGTTGGACACCTCGTAAGCCGGGAAGCCGTGTGCAGCGCGCCAGCGCTCCGCCATCTAGGCGCCTTGCGCCAGCTTTTCGCGAAGCAGGTATCCCTCCAGTGCCCAAATCTGCCGGCGCGCATCGTCGAACGCGATCCGCTGGCCAAGCTCCTTGTCGAAGTTCTCAATGCTCGCGGCAGCGCTTTTGCCGATCACCACGAAGCCATTGACCAGAACAAGCGCGCACACGGTGCAGGTGGTCCCGTCGATCACGTGGTAATGCGCCACGTCGATCACGCTGTCGATGTGGTCGGGTGTCAGGCGCGGTGCGGTCAGTCCGCGGCCGATGATCTCTTTCTCCAGCGTCGCTTCGTCCATGCGTCGTGTCTCCTCGTGATATAGGCGGACCATCATGCCGCAAGTGCTCGATTGGATCGCCCAGAGCTATCAGTCCTATTCGAAGCCGGCAAACTCCAGCCGCGCTGTGAACATGTTCGCCGAAATCGAGGTGCAGGACGCGAAATCGTCCACCCCGGTGCCGGTGTGGGGCTGCCCTGGCTCCTCGCCATTCTGCACGCTCGGCAGCAGCCCAGTGATGGGCTTCAACATCCTGGACGGCCAGCTTTACGGGATCACGGCGGACGCCTTCTGGCAGATCAACCCGGACGGCGGCACGATCAACCTGGGCACGGCCAACGTTTCCACGTCCGGCATCTCGGTCGATAACAACGGCATCCAGATCGTCTGGGTGGATGGGCAGGTCGGCTGGTACTGGTCGCAGGATTCGGGCGTCCAGCAGATAGTCGATCCGAATTTCTTCCCCTCGTTTTCCGTCACCTTCTTCGACACGTATTTCTGCTTCGGCAAGCGGGGCACACGCGAGTTCTACCTGTCGCCGCAGAACGCAATCATCCCGTTCGATCCGTTGCTGTCAGCGACGAAGGAGGCCACCAGCGACAACCTGCTGACGATCGTCAACACGCACGAGCAACTCTACCTGTTCGGCGAGCGGCGAACTGAGGTCTGGTATGACGCTGGCAACGCGCCTCCGACCTTCCCGTTCCAGCGCTCCGATGGTGCGATCGTCCAGCGCGGGCTGATCGCGCCCTATGCCACGGTGCTCGAAGACAACACGGTCTTCTTTCTCGGCGACGATGGCATGTTTTATCGGCTCTCTGGCTTCGTGCCAGAGCGGATGAGCAATCACGCGGTCGAGCAAATCTGGCAGCGCTATCCGACCATGACCGATTGTAAGGCCATGGTTTACACGGTCTTCGGCCACAAGATGGTGACGCTCACGTTCCCCTCGGGGCACGCGACGTGGGTGCTGGACCTGGCAACCAAGCGCTGGCACGAGCGCGAAAGCTGGGACGGCTCCAGCGCCGATGCGTCGATCGGCCGCTACCGCGGCAACTGCGCGATCTATGCCTACGATCGCATCCTGATCGGGGACAGCCTCTCGGGCCGCGTCGATCAGCTCAACGTCAACAGCTATGTGGATTTCGGCCAACCCATGCGCGGCATGCTGGTGGGGCCGCCTATCCACAGTGACCGGAAGCGGGTGTTCCTGAACCGCTTCGAAATCGAGGTGGAATCGGGCGTCGGTCTGCCCGGTGCGATCGGCGGCGTCGATGTGAGCTACTGCGCTAACCCGATCGAGATGGCGGGTGCTGACGCGATCTCCAGCGCCGGCGAACTGAGCACGGCTCCTGCCGACATGACCACGATGCTGCTGTCGTTTTGGGTGTTCCTGCCAGATGGCGGCGATCCGCAATCGCTTATCTGGTCAAACCAGGACGACAACACGCTCGGCTCGCACAACCCTGGCCTGTTCGTGCGCGTGTCCAACGATGACACGGCCACGCCGCAAATCGAGGTGCGTGGCTGGGACGCCTCGAACGCTGCCGTGGTGCTCCTGCAGTACGACACCAGCGCTTGGTCCGGGTGGGTCTCCGTGATGCTGTCGATCGACACGGCGAATCAGGTGATCCAGCTTTGCCTGAACGACGTGGTGGTCACGCCGGACGTGGAAACGTGGTCCAGCAGCAACCCGATCGCCAACCTGGGCGGCCATCCCTGGCACCTCACGCCGGAGGTCGGGTGACATGCCGCTTTGGACGCGCGTAGACGGCGGCTTCTGGAACGGGGATGCCTCGGCCAATCCCGCCACGGGCGTCGGCGGCATGACGCTGGCTGGCACGGCCGGGCAGGTCATGTATCCGACCGTGGGCGGTCCTGGGACGTGCGGCTGGACGCTTAACTTCGGCGCCACGCCATTCGGCTTCACGGTTCCTGCGGGCGCCTCTGGCTGTCCAGCGGCCGGCGGCGGCTTCACGACCCTGGACCCCGCGACGGTGCAGGGGGCCGGTGCCTCGGTCTCTGGTGGCAACCTGCACTATGGCGCCACCAGCGTGCAGGGGCTGGCGCGGGCCGCGGACGGCTACACGACAGGGTTCTTCTACTTCGAGGCGCTGCTGACTGTGCAGGGCCTCACCAGCAACCATGTGACCTGCGGCGTCGCGATCGACTATCCCAGCAATCCGGGCGCCCCTACCGCCTTCTCGAATTTCGGGCTGAAGGTGGGCGGCGGTCCTGCTGGCGGCACGATCGTCGGGGGCAACATTGGCACCGCTCCCCCGCGCCTCGTCCAGGCAGGCACCGAGGGCAACAATCTGGCGGCTAACTTCGCGACGCTGAACGCCGGCCAGACGGTCTGCGTGGCGTTCCGGCCGGAAGGGCCAGCAGAGGCGCACGGGCGCGTGGGAGACCTGTGGTTCTCGGCCACGCCGTCGTTCGTTGACCTGACCGATGCAGCCAACCGTCGCAAGTTCGTCGGCGCCGATATCTCCACGCCCTACCTGGGAAGCAACGGCAGCCTGCCGTTCAATCGCGTGCCCGACGTGTTTTTCAGCCGGGCCGATGGCGCCAATCCTGACCTGTTCGCGTTCAACCGCGGTGGCGGGGGCACCTTCACCCTGGCGGGCAGCCTGGACGATGCGGGCAGTCGTCCGACGTGCTCGGACAATTTCACCCCGGGCATCGCGGACCCGAACGACCCGCAGGGCGTCGATCCCACCATCTGGCTGTCGCAGTCATTCGACGGCGGCCGGACCTTCTCCACCCTGGTAAAGCCTCGGTCGCTCGGCCGGGAGGGCGAGTATCAGCAGCGCGTGCGATGGCTCAAGCTGGGACAGGCGCGCACCCGCATGCTCAAGCTCGAAATCACAGACCCGGTGCGCCGCAACATCGTAGGGTTCTACCTGGACACCGAGGAGGGCACGAACTGAGATGAGCGGCACGATCGACCCTGCCTCTGTCCCTCGCACCACGATCCCCTACGGCGATCGGCCCATCGTCGATATCGACAGCGGCCGGCCGTCGATGGAGTTCTACCAGTGGGCCAGCCGCATCTCCGGCGCGCAGCAAGCCAACACCACGAACATCGGCACGGTCATCACGGTGGTGAACACCATCGTGGCGGATGTTTCGACGATCCAGGCTGAAATCAACACGATCAACAACGAAATCGCCACGATCGAGGCGCAAATCGCTGCCCTGTCCGGCGGTTCTGCTCCTGTCCCGCCGGCGCCGGTCAACATCCCGGGCTGCTCCTTCGAAACCGCCTTCGGCATTGGCTTCTTCTTCGGGCCATGATCCTCGATAGCACCCTCAAATCGCTCCAGGTGCTGCTCGGGGAGCCGATCAGCACGGCCAATTGCGATGTGACGGCCAGCTTCGGCGACTATGCCGGCGCGCTGTTCACGCCCGGTGCCAGCGACACGATCACCAACGGCACGACGGTGGTCACGGCGGTGGCCGCGCCGGGGGCGAGTATCCAGCGGCTGGTGAACGAACTGCGCGTGTTCAACAACGACACGATCGCGCATGACATCACGCTCGAACTGAACAACAACGGGACCATCCGCGTCGTCGAGGCGGGGACGTTCGCCCCGGGTGAATCGCTGGTCTACACGCCGGCGGCGGGTGCGGTGTCCGGCTCTTCTTCGGTGCCAGAGTGGAACGCGGGCAGCGTGACCGCGGTCAACCCGGACAATCTGGTCATCTCGTCGCAGACGCTCGGCATCGGCACAAACCCGACGATCGCGGGCACGGTCACGGCGACGGCTTCGATCCAGCAACAGGTCGAGCGTACCACGACCACGGCATCGGCCGGCTTCGTGGGCGAGTACATCTCGTCCAGCATTCCCTCCGGCTCCGCGGTGGCCCTGGTGACCGGGACCATCGCCAATGTCGGCTCCATCGTGCTCGGCGCCGGCGACTGGGATATCGGCTGCGAACTGGCTCTGACCGGGGCCGGTGCGACCACCATCAACAGCGTCAAGGCATCGATCAGCACTACGACCGTCGCGCTCTCCACCACGCCCGGCCTGTTCAGCAACCTGAACCTGGGCGGCGTCAGCCTCACGACATTCGGCGCTGATCCCACCGTGCCGATCATCGGCGCCAGGGTGACGGCGGCTGCCACGTATTTCGCGACAATGCAGGTGGCTTTCGCTGCCGGAACGCTCGCGGCATACGGGCTGCTCCAGGCGCGGCGGCGCTGATCCTGTTGCGATCTCGCGTCCAACCGGGCTAAGTCGCTGAAGCGGCGGGCTTAGGAACGGCTCGCACCCTCCTGTTGGGATGGTGCCTTGTGACGTTCTCGCTTGCCCCGATCATCCAACCGACGTTCGCACCGGCATCGCAGACGACGATGTTCACGGCGCCGAACGGTACCATCGTGCGGGTGGATGCGCTGACGGTCACCAACATCGACACGGTGCCGCGGACGATCAGCATCAACCTGGTTACCTTCGGCGGCTCGGCGGCGTCTTCGAACCTGACCACCAAGGCGCAAGCCGTGCCGCCCGGCAAAAGCTGGCTGTCGCCGAATGAGGCGGGGAAGGTGCTCGGGCCGGGTGACTTTATCAGCGTGATTGCCTCGTCCGCGTCTGCGCTGGTGATCTCCGCCGGCGGTGTCGTGCAGTCCTGATGATGGCTGTGGCATTCGGCGAACAGCCATTCACCACACTGCGGCAGGAGGCGGGGCCGCTGCTGTCAGCGCACTGGCTGGAAGCGGCTGCGGACTACCACGTGCCGCTCGATATGCACTGGGACTACTACGCCGCGATCGAGAAAGCGGGCTGCGAGGTCTGCGTGACGGCGCGCGAGTGGGGCGCCCTGGTCGGCTATGCCGTCTGCATCATGCAGCCATCGCTGCACCATCGCGGGCGGCTGCTGGCGCAGACCGATCTCTATTACCTCGCGCCATCGCATCGCCGCGGCCTGACCGGCTTCACGCTGCTCCGTAGGGCGGAGATGGCGTGTGTGCGCGAGGGTGCCGACGAACTGTTCCTGAACATCCGTGTGGGTCGCGGTCGCAATGCGGCAGCGCTCGCACAACGCATGGGGATGCAGCCTGTGGACGCGCTTTTCTGGAAGAGGCTGGACTGATGGCTGACATCATTTCCGGGGTGACCGGGCTTATCAGCGGGCTGGGTTCCGCCGGCGCGGCCAAGGATGCAGCGAAAGCGCAAGCGGACGCGGTCTCCAAGGCGGTGGAGTTCTCCAAGCAGGTCTATGGCACGGCGCAAGGCAACCTCCAGCCGTATCTGACCACGGGCACGAACGCGTTGTCGGCTGTCGCTGGTATCTACGGGTTGCCGTCTCCGTCCGGCTCGGACACCAGCCCGAATGTGCTGGACCAGTACAACAAGTTCACCTCGCTGCCGACCTATCAGTTCCCGTTGCAGCAGGGCATCCAGGCAATGGATCGCTCGGCAGCCTCGAAAGGGCTGTCGCTCTCGCCCGGCACGCTGAACGCGATACAGCAGTATGGACAGAACTACGCATCTACGAATTTCGGCAATTACGTAAATGCGCTGTCCCAGCTTGCTAACCTTGGGCCAACCTCGCAGAACATCCTGTCGCAAACTGGCGCGTCGAGCGGCAATCAGGTGCTGACCGGCCAGACCGCGATCGGCAATGCCAACGCGGCCGGCATCGTGGGTGCGCAGACCGCGACGAACCAAGCGATTTCGAACATCCCGCTGCTGCTCGGCTATGGCGGAAATCCGGCGGGCGGCATCTACGGCAGTAGCTACGGGACCACCAATCAACTCGGCTCGTTTATCAATCGGCAATTCGCCAGTGGCGGCGGAGCCAGTGGCAGCGGGGGAGCGGTGGGCGGCAACCTGCCGGCGTTCGGTTAATGAGCGGCACACTCCTCCCGACGATGATCCAGCCGGCGAACCCGATCGGGGTTCTCCGGTCCTGGCAGGATTTGCTCAACGCCTACCGCACCGGGCAGCAAACCGAGGCGCTGACGGCGACGGAGCACGAGCGGCCGGCCAATGTGCGGGCGCAGACCGGCCTGTATGACGCGCAAGCCGGCGAGACGCGGGCGCGTGGCGGCCTGTATGGCGCGCAAACCGGGCTGGTGAGGGAACAGACGGTCGGCGCGCAAATCGCCAATCAGCAGAAGCGGATCGGGCTTGAACTGACGCAGCCGGATAAGACCGGCAGCAGTTATCCTCCTCCGCCTCCAGGCACGCCCGGTCCTGGCACTCCTGTGCCGCCCGGGGGCGGCCTGCCGCCGGCGTTTACTCCCTCGGGGGTGACCGGGACGGACATCCTGTCCGCACCGCAGACACCGCTCTCGGCGGAGACCACGGGCAATCCCCTCGCGCTGTATGCCACGCGCGCCGACACGGAAGAGATTGCGCCTGGCTGGAACGCCAACGTGCAGCGTGCCGGCATCCCGCCGCAGCGGGTGGCGGGAAACTACACGCCGAACACGCTGGCACCGGCAGCGCAGCCTGCCGCTGCCGCACCAGCGGCACAGCCGAACGCCCTGGGCGCTGCGCCGGCGCCGAATGCTCTCAATCCCGCTGCGGCAGCCGCGGCAGTAAAGGCCGCGCCGCCTCCCAGCGAGTTGCAGCAGACGATTGATCGCACGCGCGCGGAACTTGGCAGGTCCGGACAACTGAACCGGGCGGCGCCGGGCACGTATCCGCAGACTGCGGACTATCGCTATCTCGAAGGGGGCGCGGAGCCAGAGGTGGCCGCAGGCGCTCCAGCAGCCGCACCAGCGCAGCCGCAGGTCGCGGCCGGGCAGCCTGTCGGCAATCAACTCTCGCCTCCGCAGCCTGCTGCACCCGCCGCGCCAGCGCCGGCTCCAGCCGCAGCGCCAGCACCAGCCGCGCCGGCTGCTCCAGCCGCACCCGCTCCGCAGCGCGAGGTGTGGGAGAAGCCGGGCGATCCAGCGTTCCAGAAATGGGCAACGAGTGGCTCCGAGAATGGCGTGATGACCGATATCGGCATGGTGCCGCGCTCCGTGCAGTTCGGGGTGCAAATGGCGATAGCCAACGGCAGTTCCGACATTGTCGCGGTCAAAGAGAAAGTGAACCAACTGCGCAACCAGACCATCGCCACGGCTGCGCAAAAGTCGCGCGACGGGACCGAATGGGACCAGAATCTGCTGACGCTTTGGCAGAATGGTTGGCTGACGAACTACGAATTTTCGAAGTTGCGCGGCAAGTTCTCGCCAGCGTATCGCGATGACACGGTGCGTGCGCTCCAGTCGCCAGAGAACATGCAGTCGTTCCAGACAACGCTACTGGGCGCTGGCCTGAAGCGAGACGAACAGGGCAACATCGTGCCCGATCCGACCGTGATGGCGACCAAGCCACCGATCGAGGTTACGGTCCCGGTGCGCGGTGAGGATGGCAAGATCATCCCGGGCCAGTACCGCAAAGCGCAAATTGCGATGGAGGACTGGTCGGACCCGGCAAGGCGTGCCGCGGCAACCGGCCAGCCGATGACCACGGTCCATGCCAACGTGCAGGGCACGGACGGGCGCACCTATACGATCGACCGGCAGGTGCCCACGTCCGCAGTGCGGTATTCCGATCAGCCCGCTGGCGGGGCCGGTGCTGCACCGGGCGGGCCGCCTGGGCCTCCGCCGCAGATACAGACGCAACAGGGTGGCCCGTCGCGATCGACCGCGCCGCTGGAACGGCAGGACTATCGGGACCGACTGGTCAAAGCCGAAGGCGGCGGACCCGGTGCGCTCAACGGACGCACGAATGCGGGCAGCTATTACCAGTGGCTTCCGCGCACGTGGCTGGACCAGGTCAAGCGCAACGCGCCGGAACTAGCGCAAGGCAAGACAGATGCGCAGATCATGGCGCTCCAGGGCGACCGCGCTCTCGAAGACAGGCTCGTTGACCGGTTCACGGATGAGAATGCTGCGAAGCTGCGGCAGAACAACATCCCGGTGAACGGCGCATCGTTGCGGCTGGCGCACTGGTTCGGCGGCGATGGCTTGGCCAAGCTGATGAACGCTGATGCAAACACGCCGGTGGCGAATATCTCGCCCGAGGTGGTCAAGACCAATCCGCAACTGGCGAACTACACGGTCGGCCAGCTTGCCCAAGAGGCGGTGAAGACGTTCGGCCTCGGGCCGCTACGCGGCACGCCAGAGTATGACCGGCTCGCGCAGCAACAGCGTCCTGATCCGCGGCAGCCGCCCGGGCCGGGGCAGGATCGCACGGCGCCTACATCGACCGCTGCGGTGCCTCCGACTGTCGGGGCACAGACCGGGCAGGAAGCGCCTCCCGGGGCCTATCTCGGGGCGCCAGAGCTATCGCCGCAGGCACAGACGGACCTGCGGGTTCAGGAGGCGGAGCGACTGGCTCGTGCGGCCACGTATGGGGCACAGTTCGAACGCATCGCCAAGGCCGGCCAAGCGTCGGCCATGAAGCTGGAAAACCTGGAAGTGCTCGCCAACGCGGGCGAGAATTACTTCCGCACGGGGGCGACGGGCGAGACGAAGGCTGCGCTCGCATCGCGATTTGCTGACCTGCTCGGCTACGCCGGGAAAGAACCGCCGCAGTGGCTGAAAGACATGAATGTCGGCAGCACGCTGATCTCGAAGGTGGGCGGACAGCTTGCCGCTGAGATGACGCGGACTATGGACAGCAATGCGGCGGCGTCCGTGTTCCAGGAAATCCAGCGCATCAATCCGTCGCTGACGCTGTCGGAAGGCGGTTACGACGCGATCATCAAGTCGATCCGGCAGGGCATCCAGCGCGACAAGGCGCTTTACGATTTCGCTGAGAACTGGGTGTCTCCGACTTCGCAGGGCGGCCTCGGCCATCAGTCGATGGAAGGCATGCTGCGCGAGTTCGACAAGCAGCATCCGGTGCAGGTCTATGCGTCGCGTGTGATCCCCTATCCGTGGCCAAAGAATGGTGCGTCCGGTCTCAAGATGGGGGTGGACTACCGCCATCCGGACGGTCGGACGCTCCGCTTCACGGGCAATGAAGGCGATCCGCCACGCCCGCACATGACGCCGGTCACGCCTGAAATGGCGGACGCCGAATGAGCGGTTCGATCCCCTTCGACGAACTGGATCAGCAAGCGCGCAACGCGGCGGCGAAGGATCGCGGCGGCGTTGGGGTCAGCACTTTCGACAACGCTCCGCCAGCGGGCGGCACGAAGCAGGACAGCATTCCCTTCGACGAACTGGATAGGCAGGCGAAGGAAGCGAAGAGCGTGCCCACCATGACGGTGACTGCGCGGCGCCCTGGCGCGCCGGCAGCCGCACCCGCGGCGCCGGGAACTGAAGCGCCCAAGCCTTCCGGCTTCTGGCCCAACATGGGGGCAGCCGTCGCAGGCGGCGTGGCCGGCGCTCTCAACGTGGCCAGCGATCCCTTCGGCTATCTGGTGGGCAAGCCGGTCGAGGCGCTCGGCAATTTCGTGATGGACACGGTTGCGCCCGCGCTCGGCTATGGCGAACAGCAGCCGGCGCATTGGAGCCAAAGGCTGGATGCGAACGGTCAGCCGGTGCCGGGCCAGACCAATCTGCACTACCAGACGCCGGACGAAGTGCGGCAGGCGGATCGCGAAGCCAATGTCGCGATGGAGAGGGCGCCCGGCACGGAACTGATCACGCGCGGCGCGCACGCGGTGGGCTTGCCGGCCCCGCAGGAGGTCACCAGCGACAGTCCGACCACGCGGCTTGTTCGGGCTGGCGTCGAGGGTGCGATCGGCGGGGCGATCCTCGGGCCTGCCGGCGCTGGCAACACGGTGCGCAGCATTCTGACGCAAGCCGCGATCGGGGGCACCGGGGCGGTCGCTGGCGAGGCAGCCGCGCAAAACCTGCCGCCGGCCTATCAGGAGGTGGGCAGCCTCGTTGGCAACATCGTGGGCGGCCATGCGGCGAACCTGGGCGGCGCTGTCGGCGCCCGGGCGGTCGAGCGCGGCCGGGACTATGCCGGCAGCCTGGGTATGGGCAGGCGGGAAACCGTCGTCGATCCCACCACCGGGCAGGGGTTCCAGCGCGTCGGGCCGGCGCCACAGGAGGGTCCCAGCACCGTTCAGGCGACGCCGTGGGAACAGCGCAAAGCGGCAGAGATGACCGCGGGGTCGATGAACATGTCGCCGACCGAGGCGGCAGCCGCGATCCCGGCCAATCCGTCCACAGTGCCCGGCTCGGTGCCGACGATCGGCGAGGTGACCGGCAATCCGGGGCAACTGATCTTCGAGCGCGGCATCCTGCGCAACAGCGGATACGGTCGGGAGACCTTCAACACCCGCGAGGCGCTGAACGAACTGGCGCGCAAGTCAGCGATCAGCAACCTGGAAACGCCGGAATTCGTCGAGCATGCAGGCAACTATTTCCGGGCGCTGCGCGAGGATGCCCAGCGCGAGGCGGACACGGCGCGCGCGAATGTCGGAACGCAGACCGATCTCGCTGCGTCAGCGGCCGGCGTGCATGGCGGCCTGGGCACGATCCAGGAAGCCGGGCAGGGCATGCGCGAGGGCTTGCAGGCGATCCAGCGGCCGGCAAAGACGCGTCTGGGCCAGCAGTATGACCTGCTGAATAAGGACAAAAATCTCGCCTATGACGCGACGCCGGTGGCGGACCAGGTCGCGAAGATTCGCGGCGAGATGATCGACGCCACGCCGCTCTATCCGGGCGAGGAGAAAATCCTGGACGATGCCGCCGGCCGCCGCGGCGTGCAGGATTTTGACCAGATGCGGCTCCTGCAATCGGCCATCGCGGAGACGAAGCGCGGCATCCGGTCTGATCCGAAATACGGCGCTGAGAGCATGGCCTATCGGCGCATGTCGCAGGTGGAAGACGCGATCGGGCGGTCGATCGACGAAGCGGCGGCCCGTCATCTCGCGGAAGATGCATCGCGCAACCCGCCCGGGCAGCGTATTATCGACACGCTCAACGAAGCGGATAGGCAGGCGAATGCCGGAGGCACTCCCCCCCCTCCTCCTTCCCCAAATGGTGCAGGAGTGGGTCCTACGGTTCCCGGAGGATCAGCGGCTGGAACGCCTGGACAAGGCGGAGCAGGTGCTGCGCCAGGGGCACCAAACGCCGGCGGTGCAGGAGGCGCTCCAGGCGGTGGTCGCGTGGCGCCTTCACCATCAGATTTCGCGGCCGAAGCCACCCAACATCCCAACGGCTCTGTAGCGCGCGACGCCTTCGAACGGGCGGCCGGCACACGCGGGTTCAACGAAGAGGGCGCGATCCGGTCTATCCGGTGGGCGCAGGACCACGCCCGGCCCGATCTCGTCGATGCGATCATTGCTGCGCAGCGGAAGGCCACGGGCGGCCGGCCAGCCTACAATGAGGCGCTCGGGCGCATCGAGGCTGCCGCCGGCGAGCAGACAGCGAACGGCGGCCGGGCACCGCAGTCGCTTCTGGACTGGATCATCTCCAAGGGGGGCGTCCGCGGGGACAGTGACCTGACGACGATGGGCGCCGACGAATACCACCATCGCGCCGGCGGCCGGCTGGTGAACAACGGGCAGCGCGGCAATTCGCTGAACACGCTGCGCGAGGGGGCCATAGCGGAAGGCTTCCTGAAGGCGGACGCCGACGATCACGCCCTGAAAAACCGGATCGACGATGAACTGCGCGGCAACAAGGTCTACCGCGCGCACGAACAGGCTGAGGGCGACATGCACGCCCAAGCGGCGCGCGAGCAGCGCTTGCAGGAACAGGCGATGCTCGATGCCCGCAATCAGGTGCAGGAGGCGGAGCACGGCCTGGGCCAGCGGATGACGCCGGAACAGCTTGCCCACGCGCAACTCCTGGTGGCCCGCGACGGCATCCATCCGGAGGAGGCAGTCCGGGACGCGCTGCGTTCGGACCAGGACCGGCTGCTGGACAGCCATGCGCAGATTGATTCGATGAACCTGCGGCCCGGGGTGTCACCCCTTGCCCGGCAGGCGGAAGCGCCGCTCGGGACGGGGCGTGCCGAATACCTGCCGCCAGAGAAAGCCGGCGATCTCGCCCGGCTGCGGCGCGAGTATGCCCAGTACAAGGAGACGTTTCGCCGCGGCGCGGTCGGCGAGGTGCTGGCGACTGGCAACGAGGCTGGCGGCTTCCGGATCGGCGCTGCGTCCGCGCCGGCGAAGCTCTTCGCGCAAGGGCCGGCGGGTGCGACGCGGGCGGACAACCTGATCCAGGCGGCCGGCAGCGTCGAGGCAGCGCAGCGGCTGCTGGGCGACTATCCGGCGATCCTCTACCGCAACACGGTGATCAACCGGCCGGGTGGCTTCACGGCTGCCGCGCACGATCGGTTCATGAACGCATACGCGCCGGTGTTCGAAAAATTCCCGGAACTGCGGCGCCAGTTTGCCACCATCGCAGAGGCGCAGCGCACGGCAGAGACTGCGTCGGTCGCGGCCCGTGAGCGGCTCGATGACTATGAGAATTCCGCCGCCCGCTTCTTCCTGGCCAAGAACGGGCAGGAGGCGCCGACCAATCACGCGGCGATCGACAAGCTGATCAACTCGCCTAATCCCGGCCTTGCGGCGCGCCAGCTTATGCAGGGCGCAGCGAACGAACCGGCGGCGGTCTCCGGACTGCGGCGCAACGTGATCGAGTGGTTCCTGGAACGCGCCCGCTCGGCCAACGAAGCCGGGACTTCGGGCGATACGAAGCTGCGCGAGAACACGGTCAAGATGCTCGCGGCCGATCCGAAGGTGCAGGCGGTCATGCGGGCGGTGCTCACGCCGGACCAAACCCGGGTGATCCAGGACGTTGCCAAGGACATGATGATGGGCGCGCGTGCGGCCAACGCGTCCAAGGTTCCAGGGTCTCCGACCACGGCTGCCGACCTGATCGCGCATCAAGAGCGGGCGCAGCAGGGTGCCTCGGACTTCGTATCCACGATGGCGGGCGAGGCGGCCGGTCGCGCGGCTGCCAGCACGGCTGGGTTTCACAACGGCTTTGCGTCCGGCATCGCGTCGATCGTCGGCATCCTGGGCGCCAACAAGCTGCGCGCCATGCGGGCGGCCGGCATCTCCAACGCTGAACGCCTGGCGGTCGAGATGGCGAACAATCCACGGCTCGGCCGGCTCGTGCTTGAGCAGGCTGGCCAGAAGCCGGGCAGCGTCGCCTGGGCGCGGTTTCAGCGGCGGTTCCTGCCGACTGCGATCGGCGCTGTCGCAAACGAAGAGGGGAATCGCTGATGGCTGGTGGTGGCAACCGTTTCGTCATTCCGAACCAGTTCACCATCGGCGCCGATGGCCCGCGGGCTGGTGCCAAGCTGTTTTTCTATGAGACCGGCACGACAACGCCGCAGGCGACCTATTCGGACGTGAACCTGAGCACGCCGAACACAAACCCGGTCATCGCGGATTCGCTCGGTCAGTTCGGCAACGTCTTCCTGCTCGGCTCGCCCGCCTACAAGGTCGCGCTCACGGACGCCAACGATGTCGAGATATGGACGATGGACCCGGTTGGTCCGTCGCTGCCGATCTCGGGTGCGGCGTCCGTGGGGTGCAGCATTGATCTGTGCGGCCCCGTGGTGCCGACCGGCTGGCTGCTGTGCGACGGCTCCGCGGTCAGCCGCACGACGTACTCGGAACTGTTCACGGCGATCAACGTCATATGGGGCAGCGGCGACGGCTCCACGACGTTCAACCTGCCGGACTTCCGCGGCCGTGGCACGATCGGCCGGGATGACATGGGCGGCTCGGCGGCCAACCGGGTGACGGCTGGCGTCTCGGGCATCTCTGGCGTCACCTTGGGCGGCGTCGGCGGCAATCAGGCGCTCCAGACGCACAATCACACGCTGACGGACCCTGGGCACGGCCACATGGTCAACGACGCCGGCCACCAGCACACCATGATCGGCGCCATTCAGGACGGCGACGGTGGCAGCACGTCCGGCAATGTGGGCAACGTCCCTGGCGGCATCCCGCTGCACGACAATCCAGCGACGAGTCTTGATCCAACGGGCGTGACGGTGGCCACCAACACCACGGCGGTGACGATCGCCAACGCGGGCGCGGGCGGTTCGCAGAACATGATTCCCGTGGCGGTGGTCAACAAGATTATCTTTGCCAACGCGTGAAATGAGGGCGTTGTAACGATGTGTTATGGTCCCGGAAGGTAATGAGGCGCCGCGCTGCGCCCCCTCACCAGGAATCTACCACCGTGGATCAACCCGTCCTGCTCTGGATTCTTGGTATTTGCTTTACAGTCGTCTCTGCTCTGTTCGGCTTTCTTTACCGCTTCGTGAAAGAGGTGCGCGAGGAAGCCGCCGAACAAGTCGAGGGGCTTCGTAAAGAGATGCAGGCACGGTTTGATGAAGGCCGCAACGATCGCGCCGAAATCTGGCGCGAGGTCCGATCGACGCAACGCGAACTTGCGGCGGTGACGCAGGCGATGACAGAGCGGCTGGCCCGGGTTCCTACGCGGGAGGAGTTCCGGGCTGATTTGGGCGCCTTCGAAGTGCGGATCGAAAGGATGCTGACAGGGCGGCAGGCACGGTCGGCAAGCCATTAGCCCACTCGATGAAGTCATACGCGCGGTCGAGGTCTACCTTCGCGTCCTCCAGCGCATCCTTCGCAACGCCTGACTGGAAATCCCAGTTGCGGAGCCGCGCGACGGCGTAGGCCATGCGCGCGGCCATCACGCGGTTCAGCGCGATCTCCAGGATGTCGATCGGCGGCGTCACCAGAGGCTGCCGGTCAGCTTCTTGGTCTGGAAGGTTTCTCCACATCCAGGGCACCGGCGGCCGTGGCCCGGTGGGTAAATCAGGTTGCAGCGCTCGCACCACGACGTGGTCTCCCGTTCCTTCTCCAGTTCGCGCAGCCTTGCGGCGATGGCGGAGAAATCGTCCGCGGCTTTCGGCTGGCTCATGTGGTGATCTTCAACAGCATGTCGCGCGCTGCCTCGATCAGCTTGATGCGACGGTCCATGTCGTCTGCCTTCATCCGGCCGGCGCGGACCATCCCTCCGAACACGCGCTGGCGCATCTGAATCTCGCGGTTCAGTTCGATGATGATCTCGGGCAGCGTCGGCGCAAACAGGTCAGCCATGGCGCGCCTTTATCTCGCTGAGATTGTGCGCCAGGGCCTCGCGGAAGAAATGCTCGGCCTCGCCATCGGTGCCGGCAAGCACATAGGCGGAAGCCGCCGCGAGCGCGTTCAACTGCTCGAACACCTTTGTGCGCTGCGGGGTGCCGTCCAGGTAGTGGTCCCGGATCACCAACAGGTGCCGGCGCATCAACGCGCCGACACGCTGTTCGTCGAGTTCCGGACGGCTCACGCGCCCATTCTCAAGCTGGCTTCGGTGGCGGCAAAGTGCTCGTTGACCTGCCTGAACAGTTCGGGCCGGTCCTGCTCCCAGCGGCGCATAAGCACGGACACGGTACCACCCTGCACGAATTGCCGGAGCGCGTGGATTTCCTGGATCGTGTCCATGTGGGCGCAGAATTCGTCCGCAGTTTTCTGGTCCTTATCGGTCTCCTCCTTCGTCTCCTCTGCCGCCGCCTGATTGGTGCCGAACACCGGGGGCTGCATGCCGATCTGCTCGGCGCGCCGGGCCAGCGATGCCATGATCTTCATTCGGGTGGACGGCGGCGCTTTGATGATCTGCGGCTCCTGCACCGCGCACCAGTCCACGAAATTCCCTGGCGTGAGTTGGTAGATCGCCGCATCCATGTCGCGCACGTACTGCGGCCACGATGCCTTGTCCCGGATCATGGTCGGCGTGATCAGCGCCGGCGCGGTGCTCGTTGGAGTCTCGTTAGCTGCTCCCTCGTCCTGCATGATGGGTCGCAGCACGTTGGCGGCTGGCGCCGATGCCTGCATGGCAGCCTCGATCGCCTCTGCGTTGTTCTCCAGCAGCGCGCCGCGGTCGGCCGGGAAAGCCTCGTTCCACGCGAGCGCAATCGCCTCGGCGAACGACAGGGGCGTGCCGAAAGTGTCTTCGATGATCTCTCCGTCGTGGTCCACCAGCACGTGATCGAATTTCGTGGCGGTGGGGGTCGGCGTGGGCGTTGGTGTGGGCGTCGGGGTCGGCGTCGGCTGTGGACTCTGTGCGCGCGTCTGCCGCGTCTGCCGGGGCGGCTTCTTGTCCTCCGTGGTGGTCTCGGTGCTCTCCTGGTTGTCGCGCACGCCATAGGCCGCGCCAGGGTCGCCGCTCTCCTCTGCCGCGTCGGCAGCGGCGGCGATGTAGTCCGTGCTGTCGATGATCGGCCCCATGTCGATCGGCGCGCGGTCCTGCTTCGCGTCCACGGCCAGCACGGACGCCAGTTCGATGGATTTCGGAAGCCAGTTGCTGAGGCGCCGGAACGCGGTTTTGCACGCCATTTGCTGGCGGTTCCGGACCCAAGGCGCCTCCGTGTATCCCTTGGGGAGTTTCTCTCCCTTGGATTGCGCGTCGGCCAGCATCGACAGTGCGAACTGATAGGCCGGGATGCGGTTGCGGGCCTGTTCAACCTCGCCCCATGGCAGCACCTCGAACGCGTCGCCAAGCCGCTCCGTCATGGTGGCGTGCGCCCAGACCCATACCGGCTTGTCATCCGTGCCGGCAGCCTGTGCCTCGGGCGTCTCGTTGTGCGGACGGCCCATCGGCCGGTGTTTCAGGTGGCGGCCGGTGCCGTATTCGAATGAGAACTGGCCGGCGTTAACCTCCTCCTCCCAGACCTGCCGCGCCGATACCGCGCCGACCAAGCCACTGCGGAAGCTGAGGTCGAGCAGTCCGTGGTAGCCGAATATGACCTGACACACCCATTTCTTGCCCCACTGCCGGGTGACAGGATCGCGGACGCTGTTCTGGAACGGCACGAGATAGGCGTGGCCAAGGGGCGTGTTGATGGCCAGCCCGGCCTGGGCGCAGATGAACACCTTGCCGGCCACGTCCAGCACGTCGCACTTGGCGAGGTTCGGCGACGATCGCAGGGCCTGATTGAGCGAGCGCAGCATCTGGTCCGCGGTCAGTACCTTGGGCACGCACTCGGTCAGGCGGCGCTTGAATTCGGCGTTGGTCATGAGGTCGGCGAAGCGCGTGACTTCGCGCAACGGCTTCTCGGCCTCGCGCGACGGCATAGCGGTGACGTTGGTCCCAGACATGTTCAGGTGGTCCTCTTTGCTTTGCGGCTACCTTCCGCAATCAGGCGGGTGGCGCGGGCCATCAGCAGTCCGCGCGTGATCGGATCATGTTCGGTTGGGGGCGGCAGCGCGATGCCGGCGAAGTGCTGGTATGCCTCGCGCTGGTTCGGCCACTGGTAACCGCCGCCGGGCTTCATTCGCGGCTTGCGCACCACGTCGGTGCAGTACCGCATGGCGCATAGGTCGGTCACCTCTGCCGGCATCGGCATGTCGGCGCCATCGTGCATGCGGCGATACTCGTTGCGCACCACGCGCCAGTGGAATTCGGTGTTGTAGGAGCAGGTCTGGCTGGCTTGCAGCATGGCGCCATTGAACCGCGCAATTACCTCGCGCAGCGGTGTCCCAAAGTCGGCGCACATCGCGAGATTGATGCCGGTCGATACCGTGGCGGTCTCCTGGAACGGTGGCCAGTCCGGCTCTGGTTGGACCAGCGCGCTGTAGAAATCGAGTTCCTCGCCAGAGTCCTCGGCCAGCACGTAGGCGAGGCGGCACATGCGGGGTTGCCCTGGCGCGTCGCTCGGCTCTCGGTATGCCCATTGGCCGGTAGTGGCGGTGTCGAAATAGAGGGTGATCGGCATGGTGCCTCAGTTCAGGGTGCGTGGTTTCCGGGTGGCGGCGGCGCTCTGTAGAAGCTTGGCCACCGTCGGCATGGTGCGGTGACCGTCGCTGCCGCGCTCGGTCAGGGTTTCGGCGGTCGATGCGACGATGGTCGCCAGAGCGATAGCGTAGAGCGGGGCTGGCAGCGGTCCCAAGGCCATGCGCAGACCGGTGACTGCCGCCCGCGCGCTCCCATTGATCATCGGGCCGGAGAATGCGTCCGGTACCGTGATCTCGTCCTCGTCGGCTGCCCGGTGGTGCCAGGAATCGCGGAAGTGCTCGCGCGCGTCCGGATCGGGACCGGATTCGAGGAGTTGCTTCGCCAGCACGTCCACCATCGCGGCGAAGGGGCGGCCGTTCTTGGTGCGCTCCAGCAGCGTCAGGACCAGATGGATGGTGGTAAAAAGCGCTTGGTAGCCTTGCTCCGCGTCGGCGCTGCCAACGCCAAGGATCGCCCCGGCCGCCGAATCGGATGCGCAGTGTCGCAGCATCTCCTCGGGCGTCGGCATTTCGACCGGATCGTCAGCCATATTTCCGCTCCTCCCGAATGACGCATCCCGGCAGTTCCCGGAGTTTTTCCGACCGCACGCCAAAGCCGATCGCCTTGTCGTTGAACGCGAGATACCGCAGCAGCGATGCCCCGCCGGGCGCGGCTGCGGCCTTGACCAGGGCGGCCAGTTCGCTCTCCTCGGGGAAGAATTTCCAGGTGCCCCGGAGGCTGCCCACCGTGCCCAACTCGCCCCGGGTGCGGGTGCGCTCGGCCGGCCGGGCATTGGCGAGGTCGATCGCGGTTTCCGCCTGATGGTACTTGGCCGCGGCTGCCTCGAAGTCCTCCTCGTCGCCGCTGCGCTCCGCCTTGCGCTCCAGGGCCTTCGCCTCTTCCGCCGCCTTCTGGGCAGCCTCGAACGCCAGTTTGCGCTTTCGCTCGTCCTCCGCCCGGGCAAACGCGGTCATCCGGGACAGCAGCACCTCGCGGCCGGCTTTCACCTTGTCGATGATCTCGTGCCACATGCCGTCGATCACCCGGCCGGAGGCGAGGAATGGCGCCTTCTCCTCGTCGTGCTGGTGGTCGGCGGCGGCTAGGAAGCGGCCTATCACCCCCTGACTGCTCACAAAGTCGGTCATCTTCGCCAGCACGTCCTCGTTGGGGATGGTCTCGTACTGGGCGGTCGCCCGGTCGATGCCGCCAAGGATTTCGTCCCTGCGACGGATCAACTCGGACCACGCGTCCAGCAGAAACTCGCGCAACTGCTCGGGCGTGAGGGTGCCGGGGTGCGGCCGGTTGTGGCCGGGGGGCGGCGGTGGCGGATTCCCAGAATCCCCCCCT